GAAGGTCCACCAGCAGGAGATTCAGGCCCTTCTGGTTCTTCGCCTACAGACGTACCATCTGTATCGCCACCTCCGCCTAACTCATAATCTTTTGGTCCTGTGCCGCCTGCTCCGGGTTCAGCAGTTTCTGTTGTTGCGTCTGCTGCGTCGCCTTGAGTCATGCCTTCTTGAGTATCTGGACTACCTGCTTCTACCCAACTATCGTACCAAGCCTGTTGTCCTTCAGTTGCTGTACCCGCTTCTACTTGGGCAATGATATAGTCTCTGTTTATCTGCCACTCTGTTCGGGTGTCTTCAGTAGTAGGCTCTTGTTCAGTTTCTACACCTGTGATTACAGCGTTTTCTGGTTTTTCAGGAGTAGTGTCTTGTGGAAGCGTACCGTCTGCATTTTCTATTGCTGACGCTGTGTCTTCAAAAACATCAACAACTTCTTCTACAGCAGATTGCTCTTGTTGGAGTTGTTCAATCTGCGCTAGTATAATATTAGCTGTTATGTAATCTCCTTGAGACATGGCTTGTTGATACTGTTCTTGAAGTTGCTCTAGTTCAGCGCTAACCCCTGATGCTGGAGTTGACGGCGCTGATACTGCACCTCCTATCGGCTCTGCTGTACTTTCTGTAGGATCAGGTTCAGGCGCTGTTTCTTGTACATTTTCAGGCTCTACAGGCTCAGGCTCTACAGGCTCAGGCTCTATAGGCTCTTCTGTAAACTCAATTTGACCTCCAACTTGTTCCTCACTAGGATCTAGCGAAATCCAATCGCTTTGCGGATCAAAAGACCCCTCTTTAGTAATTGGATTAACCCCGGTAACTACCTCACCACCGCCAGACAATCCGGGATATCCAACGCCATATTGCTCTAGCGAGTCAAACGAAGCTGTGCCATTTTGAAGATCAGCGTACAAATCTGTGTACTGTTCTTCCGTAATAGCTTTTAAATATCCATTAGAAACAACGTAATGTTGTCCATCCCTATAATGAAGTGTATAAGGCTGTGATGTGTCTTCGCTCCAGCCGCCTGCGTGATTGATAGTTGTTGTATCTATCTCAGGAAGCGTGCTGATATAAGTTTCAATCTGCTCGTCGTTAAACCCGTCTCTAGCCATCTGTTCTCTAATCTGAGCCTCAGACATACCAGCATAACGCTCGTCAGCCCATTCTTGTGTAAATACAGTAGGACTGGTTGTAGTTTCTGGTGGAGCGTATTGCTGATTAAACTCTGCGGTATCTCCAACTTCTTGCAGATCAGACCCGGTAAGCATTCCATCGTTATTGGTGTCTAACTCATCCATAGTCCCCATGTTGTCGCCATCATAGTTAAACACATTGCCATCTGCGTCAACCATAAGACCTTCGCCTACAGATGTATAATTAGGGTTTAAGAAGGGGTCTTTAATGTCTGCGTCAATAAACGCTTGCTCTAATCCTTCTTGCTCTTCCAACCAAGCATCAAATTCGTCTTCGGTAATAGTACCGTTTTCAAAACCTTGCTGTACTACGTCACTGAGTTCGCTTACTAAACCTGCTGTAGCTAGGGACGAGGCAAGCAACAAGGGATCAATTTCGCCTGTAGCTGCGTACTGTATTAGCACGTTAGTTGCGCCAGCTTGAACCATAGCGCCAATAAACTCGCTACCTGTTCCTAACTCCATAGCTTGATTTACAGTATTCATTAGCTCGTCAAATGTTCCTGACGCTTCGCCAATTAAATCAGACAAACCACCAGCGCTTAAGTACCCACTAAGACCTGCAGCTAAAGCACCTTCCAGACTCATCTCTCCGTTGATAAACCCGTTAGCGACTTGTGAAGAAACTGCTGAAGCAATTGCTGTAGCAGCAGAGCCGGTAATTCCTGCGCTGCCTAAAGCACTAATAATTAGAGGGTTGAGCGCCTGTCCTGTAGCCCACGCTAAAGTTCCTTTAACAACAACAGGAGCAACTTCGCTCATCACTGTAGCAAACAAACCTTGCAACCCAGAAGCGCCTTCTACTGTTCTTTCGTAGTTATTCCACTGGTTGTTCATGTTAGCGTAGTTTTCGCTAAATACTCCGGGAGTGTCCTCGCCTTGAATAGAACCGTCCCAAGCGCCTGATTCTCCGTAGTTACCGCCAGAGAATGTAGGGGCTTCAGCGGTTTCAATAATAGTGCGTCCACCGCCGCCTTCGCGTTCTCTACGCCACGTACCGTCTGACTCTAACGTCCATCCGTTAGCCACCATCATTTCGTTGTGCAGCGGTTCCCACATCTCGTCAGCAGTTGCAGCGTCAATGTATCCAAGACGGTAAGCGTTTTGAATGTATAGCATTTGATCGTTAGCGTTTAGGTTTTCATAGCCATAGGCTTCAGCTTCTTGATACCACGCATCCCAAGAGGCTAGACGATCTTCGTTGCTCATTGCTTCATAGTTTGTGTACGCTTGTCCTGTTTCTGGATCTACGTAAAATCCGCTTTCCGAGCTAGGAGGACGAGAGATGTAACCGTCACGACCCATAATTACGTCTAACATATCGTCATAACTCATGTCAGAGTCAAAACTGTAGCTAGAGTTTCCTTGAGTGCTTGAATCTGTAGAGTCTTCCCGAAGGTCAGGATCACCGTTAAACAGTTCGTCTTGTGTAACCATCTGTTCAGCCATTACCGTTCCCTCGCCACGCCTTTAGTTTTTTCAAACGAGCGCATAGCGCCTAAACCTAACATACCCATCAACACCGGCATCATCTCGCTTAAGTCAAGAGCCACGATTTCAAGAGGATAACCAGCGACACCAGCAACAAAGTTCCCAAGAGGAACGCAGATAAAATTAAATCCCATTCCTGTAGCACATATCCACCCAACCGCCGGACGCCATCCAGAAACAAACATAGAAGACGATTTAGCTTCTTCCTTATTAACCTCAATCTGGGCCTTAGCCAGTTCGTGAGCGTGTCTTTCAGCCATTGTAGATATTTCATGGGCGAGCCTGTTCCTTTCGTCTGCATCTGGAATAAACTTATCCAGAAGACTTGCAATGGGTTGTACAAGAAGTTCTATCATCGTAAGAAGTATACCAATGCTGATGCTCCGGCAGATATAGCCACCCAGAAGAAGCGTTCAACACCTGCAACAGTTTTACTGCTGGAGACAACAGTAGAGCGTAAGTCGTCTACCTGTGTCTCCATAATATCTAGCCTGTGCTCAAGACGATCAGCGCGTTTAGTAGACGCATAAATCTTTTCTTCTACACGAGCAATGCTTGTTACCGCCTCAGCCAGCTTGTCTAGCTTAGACTCAATACGTTCTAACCGCTGTTCGTCCATGTTTAGCATCCGTGTCCAAAGCCAAGACCATCAACAGAACAGTCCTCCTGTTCTTCCTCTGGTTCGTAGCAGGCTTCTAGGCTGTGTCCGGGAGGCGGCGCTACTCCAGCCCAAGGCCAGCATATGTCGTCCTCAGAAGGCTCCTCAGCAACGTAGTCACGCTTTGTGTTGGGAACAGCCTTGACTGTAGTAACACGCTTGTAAAGTTCACCTGCAGCCACATAGACTTCTTCTGAGGGCTTGAGCGTGTACGTGCTACCGTCGTCGTACATAATCACTGTGTCTGCAAACGCAAAACAACTGAAAAACAAAAAAGAAAATAAAACGTGTTTCATGTTTGTTCCTTATGATGTGTAGGTTATTGAGTCCGCTAGTATTCTTACAAAATATACAGAAGCGGTGCCAACAGACGCTGACGCTGATCCATCAACGGAAGAGTCGCTGTAATAAGTGTGTTGCATTGGACATCCGGCAGAAAGCCAAGTTTTAATTTGAGCATCCGACATGGCTCCTGTTATATCTGCATGCGTTCGCGCTATTCTGGTTTCTGTTCGATCGTTGTCGCCAAGACCGCTAACGTGACTGTCATTACCTAGATAAGCAACAGTTGATCCAGTAATGTCTTCTGCCCAATAAGAAACATTAGAAGCAGCAATAGCAAATTCGTAAGGAGGCAATAAAGGATTCCCGTCAGATTCTTGTCTAGCAAACACTTTTGTTTCTATTCGTAAGTTGCTGTAAGAAATAATTGTTTTACCTAACCACGCTGGGCCTGTGTCAATGTAACTATAAAGAGTGTATTGAGATGTGCTTGGTCGTATTAATGTTCCTGCGTCAACCATATCAGCCGACTGGCTAGTGTCTTCTGAACTGTAACTAGAATTACCATACCAGTTCCATAACTGTGTGACGTTAGTTACTGTAGTTTCGCTAGTTGTTCCGTTAAAATCACCCCATAGATCAATAGGCCCAGTAGCAGGAGCGTTGCCAAAACCTCTGTACTCGCTCATGCTAATAGGGTTTGTACCGCCGTACTCTGTTTGTACAGCAGACAAGCTCAGTGGTTTAGTTGTAGGTATAGCCATTAAGGAGTACCAAACGCAGTAACATCGTCAAGAGCAATAGCAGCACCAGCAGTCGTAATCTTAAATACGTCTGTGCCGTTGTAGTTAAACACAAGGTCAGTAGAGTCTAGCTTAATTTCCCAGTCCCCTAATTTAAATGCGGTTGTCGTTTCTACGTTTCCGCTTACAAGCGCATCTCCAGCAACATCTAAAGTTTTAGTTGGAACAGCTTTATTTATACCAACTCTTGAAACGCTACCCAAAATAGATAAAAGTGAAGTAAAAGAAGCGTTAGTAAATTCAAAATTATTAGCCCTTAGCTCCATGTCTAAGGCACCAGTAGAGCCGTCTGTTGACGAAATAAGAGGGCCACCAGCGGCTTGGGGAATTATTTTAATCTTGCTGGTAGAGGGGCCAATGCTTACGACTTCGTTAGAAGCAATGTCAATAGCCGTTTCTGTAGCATCATCGTTAATTCCTGTAGAAGAAAAACCAGTAAAAGAAGGATCAGCTAAAGGCGCTTTGGCATCTAAAGTTGTTTGTAAATCAACGCCTCCTAAACTCAAAGACGTAACAGCCGCCGTAGGAATCGTAGTGGTTCCGGTAAACGTAGCGTTGTTTACAGGAGCAGCCAAAGCAAACGCAGATTTAATAGCGTTAAACTCTGTAGTAAACTCAGCACCTTTAATAATTTTAGCTGAGTCTCCTGTAGGCAGAGTATCTTTAGCGCCAAAATTAGTTGTGATTGTGTAAGTAATCGACATTATTCAGTCCTTTTAATTACCACGGAACACCTGTTCCTCTTGTTGGAGTTGCCTTCTCTGCAATCTGTGCATCAATAGAATTTTGAATGCGGTCTACGGGAGTTTCCTCGCCTTCAGCGGTATTAGCAATCATGTCTGCCGTCATCCAAGACAACACCGTAAACTCGTCTAGGTTATCCCATTCCGTAAAGTTGTCAGGGTCAGGCGCAGGCAGGCTGTGAGTGCCGTAAGATGAACCGCTGTTGCCGTTCTCATCTTCTTTAGAGCAACGCCAGTGTACGGTGGTGACTACGTTAGCCAGACCGTCTTGTGATACTGCGTAGTCCATTGCCGAAATTTTCCATGTGTAGGACATTTTATGCTCCTTTGAGTGCCGCTACTTCGGCTTCAAGTGTTTCAATTCGTGTTACTGCTTCTTGCAACGCCGCAGTCAACAGAGGCACTAGCTTAGACTGATCTATACCTTGATACTCTGGGTTGCCTTCATCGTTTACTGCATCTTTAGCACCTGAAATCGCCTCCGGCACAACGTCTTGAACTTCGTGAGCAATAAAGCCGTCTACAGTGGTATCTGGATCAGCTATAAAGTTAAAGCGATGTACGGGGATTTGCTTGAGACGATCAATGCCGTTATCAAGGTCTACTACGTTTTCTTTTAAGCGGTAGTCTGAAGTGGTGTTGTATGCGGTAGCCGTACTTGTTGACGTGATAGTTCCGACAGCAGTTGCCGATCCGTTCTTGTAGAACCCGATCATTGTATCAGACGCTGCGCCCGTCTTTGAAATGCGTACGTCACCCGTCTGCTGTATACGACAACCAGCAACTGCGAAACCGGCTTGTGTTTTCCCAACCAGCAAGTTGCCGTTGGAGTCTATGCGCATACGCTCGTTTGCGCCGCTTGTGCTGAATGTTAAGGCCGTACTGCCGTTAGCTCGGAGGTCGACGGCGCTGTTGTTCCAAACGATCTTACCGTTCTCTGTTGTGCCGTCTTCCTGTCGAAATGCCAAGGTGCCGAAGTTCCCAGCCGACGTATCAGCCTTCAACATCGCTGTAAAGCCAGAATCATTAGAGGCTACTGTAAGCGGGTAAGACGGATTCGTCTCACCAATCCCAAAATTGCCGTTAGGTTTGATGGTTATTGCCTCTACTGTTGAGGAAAACGGTGTGTTTGCCGTTCCTCCAGTAAAAACAGAAAAATCTCCACCAGATGATTCTATGTGTGTTTCGCCGCTATTAGTAGGAAAAGAAACTCTTGCCGAGCCACCATCGCCATGCTGAAAAATAGCTAAATCTCTGTCGCCAGTGTTGACGTGCAAAGGAGCGTCTGGCTGCGTTTCGCCAATCCCCACGTTGCCGCCGTCAGTGACAGTCATTAGCGTACTACCAGCAAACGACTGGAAGGCGTGAGCGCCAATAGCCCCCACTCTTGGAGGTCTGTGTAGGAATCCCCAGTTTGAGTCTGTGTAGCCTAAAGCACCAGCGACATAGGTTCCTGATGTGGTCGTTATGTTTATGGAGCCGTCAACACACAGCTTGCCGTTTGTTGGGCTTGGTACACCAATCCCCACGTTGCCCGTGTCATCAACAGTGACCACCTCGGCATTACCTGCCCATATCTTAACGTCATTACCAACAACGCCGATGCCTTGGTTGTTCTCTGTAGTTGTATTAGCGTCTGCGAATGTTATGTATCCCCTAGTCCCAGAAGATGTGCTGAATCGGCTTATCTGCTGGGTGGAGCCACGAACCACTAGCTCCTTATCGGGAGCAGCCTCACGAATCCCCACCCGATTATTCGTAGAGTCAACGTAGAGCGTGTCGGTATCTACGGTGAGGTCGCCTGACAAACTCACGTTCTGACTAGAATCAATCGTAATAGCAGTGCTTGTGGCGTTATCGTCTATTCCTGTAGAGGTAAAGCCATCGCAATCCAAATTTCCGCGTATAGAGGTGTTAGCGCCTACCGTAAGCCCGACAGACAAAGGGAGAACTGGATTAAAAAACTGAGCGTCATCTATGCCAATGGTTAGCTGGGTGCTTGTGGCGTTATCGTCGATGCCAGTAGAGGTTAGGTTTCCGCTAACAGTAAGATCACCGCCAACAGTCTCATCACCAGTAACAATAAGGTTTTCCCCTGTCGTCACCTGACCAGAATCGGTAATTGACAGCGCCGTTGTTGTTGCCGTTTGCGATGCCTTAAATGTTGGTGCTTCAATACCGTCCGGCGTAATAGAGGCAAGAGTAGTTGCACTGCCAGTGCCTCCATTGGCCCTTGATACAAAGACAAAACTTCCTACTCCGCTTGTAGATCCTCCGCTGGTGTAAGAAATAAACTTACCCCCGGAAGTAGCGCCTCCCGGAACAGCCGCAATCTCAAATTCTTGGTCGCTATAGTCTAAGGCTTGCGACAATAACTTTATTGTAGAAGTTCCCTTAACTAAATTTGTCGCGGTTGACTCAATTGTTAAGGTAGCCAAGTCCCCTGCTGACACGCCTTTTACATGAAGCTCAGTTGAAGGTGTTAAAGTGTTTATGCCAACCCGGTCTTCTGACGCATCAACCGCAAGAGTATCTACATCTACCCTAAAGTCAGTTCCGCTAAATTGACCAACTTGAACAATGCCGCTAGTATCTATTTGAAACTCTGCCCCTACCTTGTCTTCATTTCCGCTATGAATAGACACCGCACCAGAATTCCAAAAATGAGCGCCGCTTCCATCCGTGTAGTTTTGTATGAAAGCGCCTCCGGTTGGGCCAGAGGTAGACCCAAGGCGATTAAGGCGAGTTCCTTCTCCAAGCCACTCTAGGTGAGCATATTGCTTTGTAAGCTGTACGTGTTCGTTAGCGTCAATGGTAAGTGCTGTTTCTGTGGCGTTATCGTCTATGCCAGTAGAGGCAAAGCTAGTTGCAATGTTTCCGTTAAAGTCTAAGTTGCCGCCTAGCTGTGGCGTTGCGTCACCTATAAGATCAGGGTTGACAGTGTTCCAACTAGATCCGTCGTAAATACGTGTTGTGTTGTCGCCTGTATTGAAGTACCAGTCACCGGCAGTAACAGCGTTGCCGTTTAGGTCAACAGTAGGGTTAGATGCCTGTGCGCCTAAGAAGAAACCGTCGATAGCTTCTTGTGCAGCTTCAGCAGCCGTCTGAGCAGCTTCTGCAGCCGTTTGTGCAGTTTGTGCTGCTGTAGCACTAGTAGCCGCATTCGTCGCTGAGGTGGACGCTGAGGAGGCGCTAGAGGCAGCATTGGTTTCTGAAGTAGACGCATTAGACGCAGACGTTGCTGCGTTGGTTTCACTAGTGGATGCAGCAGAGGCGCTAGAGGCTGCGTTAGTCTCAGATGTGCCCGCGTTAGTTTCACTAGTGGATGCAGCAGAGGCGCTAGAGGCTGCGCTTGTTGCGCTAGAGGCTGCGTTGGTTTCTGATGTGGCTGCGTTAGATGCGCTGGACGCCGCAGCGGTTGCGTCAGATGAAGCGCTGGACTCACTAGCAGCAGCGTTAGTTTCGCTGGTTGCAGCAGCAGCAGCACTGGCAGCGGCTTCGCTTGCTTTTGTAGAGGCAGTCTGAGCGTTCTGAGACACTAAAGACGCATAAGCATCAGTTGTTGCGTCTCCTGAACCACCCTCACCACGGAAAATTGCCATACACTGCTCCTACAAAAACAAACAAGAAAAGGAAAAAGGGGCCATTGCTGACCCCTAGATCGTTACGCTTACTCGTCAGCTACGACAAGAACGAAACCTGCTTCTGGTCGGTACACTTCAACACCGTAGAGAGTGTCAGCAGTGTACAGAGTAGACAGGTACTCTTGCTTGTACTGAGTCTGTGAACGTACAGCCATTTGCTCTGCGTGAACAATAGCGTCCTTGTGGAAGAACAGACAACCACGAGCGTCAAGAGAAGAAGCGCCGTTTTCAGCACCAGTCTCTACAACAGGACAGTTAGAAGAAACGTATACGTCAACGCCGTACAGGTTTCCGATCAGTCCTGACTCAGTAGCTCGACCGTTTACGAAGTCAGAAGACACGTAACGGTTGATGCCCATGATGGTAGAACGAACTGCTGGCGGAATTACCAGAGCACGATTTTCCATAGGTACATCAGCATCGTCCATCAGCTTGATGAGAGCGCGGAATACTGCATCGCTGAAGTTGTCGCCAGTAGCAACAGTGTCAGCAGCGTAAGCAGCAAGGGCAGTCCCAGCGTTGCTGTAGTAGCTGTTAGAAGCAATCCAGTCAGCACCCGTATCAGCAGGAGCCAGAGTCTTGGTTCCGTCACCGAAGCCGGTAGCAGCGTTCATCAGGTCGGTATCAACCTTCAGAGCCAACTGGTAACCAGCGTCTTCAGTGTAGAACTGACGCAAGCTGTTCAGCGCCTGAGTCTCAACGATGTCCTCGATAAAGCGTGAGTATTCGAAATGACGATCAACCGCAATTTGCAGTTCTGTTTCGAGGTTAGCCTGAATCGTTACAGCAGCAGACTCGCCTTTAGCAGAAGCAGCACCACGGATGGGCTTAGGTACGTGAATGGTGTCACCCTTCTTGCCGGTCATAGAAATCTTCTTGACCAGAGGTGACATCTTCAGGTTCTTTTGATACGCCGCAATTACTTCATCACTCCAAATTTCGGGGATAAAGGTTCCGGCAGCTGTCTTATCGACAATCGCGTTAGCTGTAGGATATACAGCAGAGGTTTCATTAGCCATCGTAAATCTCCTTAATTAGGCTACTTGACACGACCCTCTGCATACGCATTAAAAATTTCTTGTGATAATGCTTGGTAACGCTCTGGGTCGGTCTTCATTAACTTAATAATATCAGAACGGCGATATACCTTCTTACGCTGACCTTCTCCTGTTCCTCTGGCGTTGCCTGTACTAGCTGACTTCAGTTGTTGCTTACGTGCTTGCTTTTCAACTGCGGCGGTCTGTTTAGCCACCTGTGCTCTCTCCTTCCAGAGAGAAAACAGTTCATTAGCTGCATCGTAATCGTACTTTTGGTCTGCTTCTACAAACAGTTGAGTTCGTATCTTAGATCCTTTTACCCACTCTGCAAACTTAGGATCTTGCAAAATGGTTTGCATATCAGGATGGTTAGCCTTAAGCTGTGCCAACGTTGATTGCTTTTTGTATTGCTCAGTGTATTCCTGAGCTTCACGGATCTTTGGATGGTTCTCAATTGCCCGACTAACAGCAGTCTTAGGATCAGTGAAGAAGTCTATATCGTCATCTTCTTGCTGTTGTGCAGGTGCTTCTTTAGTTGAGAGTTGTGCCTGAATGTAGTCATCAACGACCTTTCGAAGTTCGCCTACCTCAGAGCTTTGTTTACCAAGGAGCTTTTCAGCCTCTTGGTGCATCTGGACTACATCCTCTAGGGATTTGCCCTGATATTTCTCTGGGACAGTTGATTCAGGTTGAGCTACCTCTTCTTGAGACTCAAACTGTTCTTCTTGTTCTACTGCTTGGGTTTCGTTGTTGTCTTCTTCGGGGCGCTCGTCTATGAGTTGTGCTCGTGACATTATTTAAGTTCTCCGCCTAAATGGTTATGGAGTGGATTTACGTCCAGCCTTTTCGTGTTCTCGTACCCACTTCATGTGCCTTCCCGGAAAATCACCGGATGCACCTTCTAGTACGCACTGTGTTGCTGATACGA